TCAAACAGAAAGCATAGTCTTCACCAATGTATTGACCATCAAGAATCATAAAGTCAAAGATGGCGTGTTCTATTTCGCCATCTCCATCTCCTTTGTATTGCCACTCAGGATGCTTCTCAATCATGTGTTCAAACACATGACGGCGAACAAGCATGAATCCAGTGGAAACACTTTCAACTCTCATCAATCCATGATCGTCAAACTCTAATTGACCATCTTCGTCTAGATAAAAATCAAGGAAAAATTTGGCATCTTTTGATCTGCGTGGATACGATCCAGCCACAACATCTTTGTCTGATGACAGCGCCAGCAAGCGAGTAACAGCATCCGTGTTAATCACAACATCAGAATCCACAAACAAAAAATCTGTGCAATCTGATTCCATGAAATTACGAACCAGCTTGTTTCTAGCTTTGGTAATAATTGAGCAACCAGACAGGTGTACGAGGTTTAATCGCACACCCATCTTGTCTAACTTGGGAACGAGTTCTGCAATGGCAAAAGCAGTTCTGATGTTTACTTTGCCATCGTAACAAGGGATCGCAATCATAAGCTTGCGACCAATCAAGTTAAAACTTTTATCAGCCATAGTAAACGTTAGCAGAAAGTAGATTGGACATACTCAAGTAGATACCGTTTTTGACCAGTATCCCTTCGCCGGGGATTAAAGCAAAATTACCAAACAAGTCAGACGCACCAGTGTCGTAACTAGCAACCCACAAGGATGCGTATGCTGCCGCTGTACCGCCTGCAATAGTTCCAGAGTTGATGTCTGTAACTGTGAAAGTATCAGCGCCCGTGCGTGTAATTGAGTAGTTACCGTTTGTGCCAGAATTTCCGCTTGCGGTGGCAAAAGTAAGTCCAACCACATCGCCAGTAACCAAGCCGTGAGCTACTTTTGTAACAGTAATAACGGCAGCAGTTCTTGAATACGTTGCAGCAACAGGTGCTGTAGTAGTGTCAAAAATGTCCAGCGTTCCAGCCGTAGCCGTGCCAACCATAGAAATAGCTTTTAACCTATTTCGACCCAAAACAACAAAACCAGAATTGTTGAGGTGTCCCGATTTAACGTCTGTTTGCATACCCATAATCAATCTCCTTATTTAACAGGGGCCGAAGCCCCGTGAAGTTGATTAGCTCAGAGCAGCACCAACAGCGGTAACCCAAGCAGAACCAGTGGAGATTACAAGGCAGTATTCGTTGTTGCCTACACCGTTGTCGCTAATCAAGCGAACTTGACCAGCATTGCCAGCAGCAGCCGTAGGCAGCGCAGCAGTCAGAATAGCAGGCAGGTCGATGAAAGAAGAAACCGTAACGCTTGTTACGCTAGTAGCCGGGCCGATTGTTGCGTCAACAGTGACTGCACCAGTGGTGGAGTTAACGGAGATGGACTCAAAGCCGTTCAGTGAACGAACTGGCCCGGTGAATGTGGTATTTGCCATAATTTTTTCCTTACAAGCAAGTTAAGCGTATCAATCTGCTTGTCGTCAGCCGGGACTGTTTGATACGCCGGAGAACCCCGGAATGCCTTGTTTATACCATGCAGTTTAAACAATGGCAATGAAAAAAGGAGGCCGAAGCCCCCTTTTTTCTGCTGCTTAGGACGAACCGGGAGACCCGAAAATGCCCAAGGGATCAGACACGCCAAAGCTGTAACGCTCACGGGCTTTGTAACGGACGTTGCCGGTATCAAAGTCGCCGTCCATGCCGGTAGACATGGGGGTGCGGACAAAGTGCTTCAGACCGTTAGGAACGTCAGTCAACAAGAACCAAGCGTTGGTATCTGTCAAGTAGTTATTGACAGTGTAGCCGCCGGGAATGGAGCCGTTGTTCTTAATGGCGTTGATATCGTTGTCGGCGGTTGCAGTACGCAATTCGGTTTCCAACAAACGAGTGGCAACGAACTGGAGTGCTGGAGGCACAACCAGTTTCTTGGGCTTGGCAGCGATCAGCAAGCCACGCTCATCTGTCCAGCCTGCGATTTGAATGACTGCGTTTTCCAACGAAGTTTCATTCAAGTCAGCGCCGGTAGTTGGGCGGTTGCTGTTAGTGCCACCAGAGATCAGTGGGTGGGCGGTGCTACACAAGGTAACGCCGTCACCGTAGGTCACTGTAGTGGTGAACGCATTGTTCAACACAAAAGCGGCCTTGACCTGCTTGGTGTAAGCCATAGCACGGGCCAGAGCTTTGGTGTAGCGGCTGGACAAGCTGTCATACAGATTGTCTTCCACTGCTTCTTCAGTGATGGAGAAGCCCATTGCGATGGTTTCGTGGTTGTAACGAGCAGTCCATGCTTCTTGAGCATTGTCATAAGCGATGGCAGAGCCTTCGTTCTTGACAGGTGCGGCTGAGAAGCCGGACAACTTGGTTTCTTCTTCGAAGGAACGCTCAGAGGTCTCGCTTTCGTAGATCTCTTTGTGTTGCTCGCCGTAAGTCTTGTATTCCAAGCCAAACAAAGCGTTCAAACCGGGGAGCAGTTCCTTCAGTAGTTGGGCACGAGAAATAGCCATTTCTTACTCCTTATACACCAGTGGTGTTGTTGTACTGGTGAGCGTTGATTTTCACCAACAGTTCGGTGTAAGTGTCAGCCGCAGTAGCGGTTTCAGGCACAACATCGATCACACGAATTGGAATAGTCGCTGTAGTACCAGCGCCTGTCAAAGTCACAGCGAAAGCAGAGTTACCAGTGGTAGTGCTGCCAGCGTTGAGAACCAAGGCCAAGTTAGTGCCGACTACGGTGCGACCAGCGGAACTCATGGTTGTTCCAGAGGACACAACAGCAACTTTGAAAAGCGCTTGCTGGTCATCTACAACATACGCATAAGCATAGTTGGTTGAAGTTGATACGGATGCAGGAATGTACTGACCCTCAACGGTTTGACCGCTGGAGTTGACATATGAACCGCCTACGCAAACGCCAACAATAGTGCCAGCATTGGTAGAAGTTGATTTAATCAGATAGCCGTCAGAATCAATTTGAACTGTATCTCCAAAGAAGATAGCAGTGCCAAAAGAAGCAGCAACGGGAATCTGCCGAAAAGCACCTGCGTAGGGCTTGCCATCAATAGAATTGATTGGTTTTAGACCGTAGGGTGCTGAGACAGTGGGGTAAGCCATGTTTTAAGCTCCAAAGTTAGATTGATTTACCAAATGAGACTTTTGAACGTCGCTCATTAAAGAGAGGCATTCTTGAGTCACTTTCACGCATAAAGTTGTTGTCCACTGATTCCATCTGCGCTCTTGCCTGTTCTTGGAAGTACGCATCACGGTCACGGGTGAACTCAACAGGGGTTTTGCAAAGAAGCAATCCACCAATTTCAATTCCGTCTGGGAACCGCCCGTTAGGGTTATTCAACATACGGAGTTTCGGTTGGGTGATGGCCTTCACAGGCTCCCAACCCTCACGGAATTTAGTAGAAATGTTTACTGGATCATCCTTGTTCAACATGGAAACTCGAATCCAACGGAAATCCCATCCTTCTTCCTTTTCAGGTTCAGGTAGCAATTGAGGCGGCATCCAGCGTTTGGGGCGCATCTCTGCTTCACGAGACTCTACAGACCTTTTTTCACGTTTTTGATCATCCATTTTGATTTCTCCTTAAAACCGCCACCTCACGAGCATATTGTTCCAACGGAACTCCAAGCCGCTTGGCAATGTTGACTTCTGACTGGGAAAGTGTAATTTTCTTGGGCGCAACACTTCTGCTTGCAGAAGCAACAACGCTTGATTTAGGGCGATGAGATTTCGAATCATCGGACTCACCAGACTCAAACTTATCTGGGAATACTTGGCGTAACCTACCATTTAAGCGCAAATAGTAATCGTCACTTTGAGGATCTACACCCTCGTCATTAACCAGCTTGTCATGCACTCCAAGCGCAAAACTGGTCATTTCCTTATCCTGACCCCACCAAGAATTTTGTTTTCGCCAATTCTCAGCTTTGTAGTCTGGTTTAGGTTCTGCTTGCAGGTGAGGAGTTTGTACAACATTTTCCGGCTCCTGTAAAGGGGTCGGCTTAAAATTGTTTACACGCTCCACCTTCATCTTGGCGGAGGTCATCTCTTCCTGCGCTTCGACCAAGGCATCAGAATCGCCTGATTCATATGCAGACTTGTACTTGCGTTTAGCCTCTTCTAGCTCTTTTGCAACTACTTTTTTGGCCTGCTCCAAAAGGGCAGATTGACTGGTATTTACAGTGCCTTTAAGGCGCTTGTTCTCTTCAAAAACGGCTTGGGCTATACGGATAGCTTCTTCCTTTTCTCTAAGAGCTGCCTCTTTTGCCCTGCGTTCTTCGTGATAACCCTTGGTAAATTCACGAATTTTGTTGCGGTCTCGCTTTGAATATGACTCCAATTCCTCATCGGTTGGCTCTTGAGGAGGAGAAGTCATAGGAGAACGACCACGATCATCTTCAGGCGTGTCGTCAACAATTTCAATTTCCGGCTCTGGCTCGGTCATGAGAAGCCCACGCTTTGGCTGCTCTATCTCAGAGTCCTGAAATTCAAATTCAGTTTTCTCGTTATCGGACATTATTTTTCCCCTTACGCACGGGTTATTCCACGAGGATCTTGAACTACAGCTTCTACGCTGTCGTCGTTGATCAGGCGAAATTCTTTGCCATGAATCTTGATCCGAGTCCCAGTATTGGGTCGGACAAGGACGAAGTCTCCAGCTTTGCACGAAGGCCCAGACGGGAATCGTTTGGTGTCTTTAAACGCATCAGGCCCCATCTTCACAACAAACAGTACTGGCGACAGTAGCTCTTCGTAATGCATGGTTTGCCCGGCCTTTACAAGACCGCTTTCATACTCTTCATCTACCTCTGGTAAAACGCACAAGAGGTAAAAGGTTGCTGGATCTGGCACTTGTTTTGCCTTTTCCTCTGCCGAAGTATTCAAAATACCTGACAGATCCACTGCCTGAACATCGAATTCAGTCATCTTCATAGTTCTCCATTTTTCGCACAAGGTCGACAACCACGGACTGTGCAAACAATAGACCTTGAATTTGTCCACACAGTTCTCGGTACTCGGCGTAGTCTTTGGCTCCGCCTGTACCAATTCTTTCGGAAACGATTTCGCCTCGTTCCTTCAATTGCTTCACGATGTATTCCAGTTCAGTCATTATTGTTTCCGTTTAAACAGATCAACTTGCACTTTCTGGTTTGCCTGCTTCTCTTGAGACTGGATTCGCTGTTGCTCAATCTCTTGAGTGCCTTGCATTCTTTGGGCTTCTAATTGCAATTTGGCTTGGGCAATCTGTGTATCCGCCTGCATCTTTTGAGCTTTGGCTTGCGCTTCAATTTGTTTGATTTGCAGTTCTGCCTGTTGCATTTGGATGAGGGGATCTTGAGCCTGTTGTTGGGCTTGGGCCTGTTGAGCCTGAGCTTGGTTCAATTGCAGAAGCTGTGCGGCTCCTTGAGCAACCAAGCGAGACAACTCGACTTCGACATCCTCTGGCAGGGTGGAGTCTGGCGCTGGGATTGGAACTCCAATTTGCTCTTCCACGTTCTTGCGGTATTTAAACGCTAAATGCTCCGCAATATGCGCCATAGCGGCTGCTTGGATCTTTTGAGCCATTGGGTTTTGACCAATAGTTTGAGCAATCATCGGGTCTTGCATAAATGCTTGGTGCGCCGCAATATGAGCTTCGTGATCTTGATAGATGAAAGCTTTGGTTGGCTTGCCATTGAGGAATGCCATGTTCTCACTGACTGGATCTTTTGGCGTTTGATCATCAGAGGTGGGAATAAGCTTGTCGGCGTTACGCACACCCAAGACCTCAATCATTTGACGATGCAAGTTGGGCAGGTCATAGATCTGAGGTGCTTGGCTCGCCAACTGAATCACAGCTTGGTACTGCATGATCCGTTGAGCCATTGTGGAACTGTTGGGGTCACTTACTGGGATAACCTCAACAATGTCGTAATCCGCCTGCTTGGCATTGCGGTTTCCACTTTCTGGATCGTACTCATAGTCATCTGGTGCATAGTCCCGAATGATGTTTTTCAGAAGCTTGAACTCTTGCTTCATCGAGTTATGCACACGAGCCTGTACAGCGCTCATGGTTTTAAGCTGGCGCTCCAGCAGGGCCAAGGTTGTCCCAACTGGCGCATTTGCACTCATGTCGGAGACCTTCATCTCCCCGATAGATCCCAAGCGTCTGCCTTCTTCTGTGATCTGGTTCAGCAAAGTCAGCAATGTGCCGCTTGGTTCTTTGTAGGGCAGCGTCATTACGTTGTCTTTGATCGTTCCAGATGGAACATCCACATCCCTGAACTCTCCGGGTGCGATCGGGGTGTCATCCCCTTTGACCCGCATGCCACGGGCTTTCAAGCCACCGGGCAGGTTTGAGAGAGTTCCTGCGTCCACCAGTTGGCGGATCAACGCAGTACCAGCACGGGCGTATCCGCCGATGATGTGGATCAACCCAAGGCCATAGAAGCCAAAGCCGGGGACGTAGCAGTAATCCACAAAATGCTGGCGCTTGAGCTTTCTTTCGTCCTCTGGATTCCAGTTGCGGTAGATAGACAGAACCTCATTGGTTCCACGGTCAATCGTTACAACATAGGGCAGGGCGATTCCTGTAGGCTCTCCGTCCTCACCAACATCCTCCATGCCTTCGATATCCAGTTCTGTGTGGATCTCAAAGATCTGATAGCGGTTGTCATCGGTGGTTTTGTAGCCTTGCTGTTCTGCCTTTTTCTTCTCAATGTCTGAGAGGATATTGACAGGTTCACCAAGCTCAATATCTCTGTAGAAGCCTGCGACTTGCAGCTTTTTGATTTCGTTTTCTGTTTTACGCATTACATGTGTAACACGTTCTGCGTTGTTCAGATTGGAAGCTCCGTAGGGAACAATGACATCCTCGGCTGGGATGAACATTGCCACTTCACGGCCAAGACCCGGATCGTAGTAAACCTTCTTAAAGGCGGCTCCGGCCAGACCCAAGGAATACAAGAGACGCTCATGTTCTGGGCGGTACTCTGGCATTTGCTCGGTTAGGCGGTAGTTCATGTCAGTGCGAACTCGCTCTGCCGCCTCTTCTTTCATCTTGGTGATTGCGCCGATGATTTCTGTCTTAACAGGGCCTTGGGCTGGGAAGGTTTCCATGATGGACTCTGACTGGAAGCGGATAGCGGCTTCGGTCAGGATTGTGGAGTAAACGCCACAGGCTCCATTCCAAGGCTGGGTGCGTTCTTCATACTGAAGACCCAGCACTTCCAAGCCTTTGACAAAGGTTTCTGCCCAGTCTTTGCGGGAGTTGACATCAGCATCTACAAGTTCGCACAGGTCGGATGCAATATCTTGTAGGACACCTTCATCCAAAACTTCTGCAAGATTGGATTCAAAATCACCGTCATATTCTTTGCCGGGTTCAAGGGTAATCTCCATGCCGCCAGTGGAAATAGAGACAGACTCAGGGTCTACGATCTCAATCTCAATAGGCTCTTCTTCCAGACCGGCGATGCCAGCGGGAGATTGATAAACGCTTTTGTCCATATTAGTTGCCATGATTTTCCTTAGTAATATTCCATCCGCCTGCGGTAGATTGGCTCATCTTCCTCATCGGTATCGATGGAAACAAAGCCGCCCTTGCGAAACTGCATCAAAGCCTGAGATGAGGAGTCAACCAAGTCATCGTGATCTCCATTTGGGAAGGAGGCCATTTCTTCCATGACTTCATCTGCCCATCTGGTGTCTGGACACCACACAACTCCCGAAGCAAACAGGTCAGAGATTGCGTTTACACGGGCTATCTTATCGTTTCCTTTGTGCGGCGTATACTCTGAAACAGGAATTCCTATCTTCCTCATCTCGTAGATCAACGGAGCGCCAGCGGCCCTCTTCTCTACAATCAAAGTGTCTGGATCCCATTCCTTCCACATCTCAAACGCCTTCTTTTTAAGCTCTGGGAACTCCATCCGCTTCTTAAATGCGTCCAGCAGGATGATGTTGGTCTTGATATTGCCTTTTGCGTCGGGGTGGTTGAAGACTCCCCATGTTGTGCATGCAGAATAATCTGCCCTATTGTTGGTCTCAAAGGCTGTATCCCAGCTTTGGATGATGAAATCGCAAGCTGGCGCTTCATCTTTCTCCCAAATCCGCCACTGATCCCGCTTAACAATCGCACCTTCTTCGGATGTGGGGTTTTGCTGGTACTGAGCCTCCCATTTAGCCACTGGAAGCTCTGCTTTTAGGGCTTCAAGCTCTTCTTTCTTCCAAAAAGCGGGCCAAAGAGGGGTTCCAGAGGGCAAAATTGCAGGGAAATCAATGACTTCCCAGTCGTTTACACCATCTTTTTCCGAGTTTTTGATGATCTGACCTGTCAGGTCTCTCTTAGACCAGCGTGTCATCACAATAATGATGGATCCTCCGGGCTGTAGACGCTGGCGGGGGCCTGATGTGTACCATTCATACACATTGTCAAACACTGCGGGGTTACCCTGCTTGGCTTCTTGCTCAGAATGCGGGTCATCAATGATCAAAAGATCAGCACCCTTACCTGTTACAGCACCGCCAACACCAATAGCGAAGTAATCCCCGCCCTTGTCGGTGTTCCATCTGCCTGCTGCTTTTGAATCTGAGGATAGCTTGGTGTCAAACACCTTCCCATAATGCTCCGACTGGACAAGGTTTCTAACCTTACGACCAAAGCCCACGGCCAACTCGGCAGTGTGGGCAGTCTGAATGATCTTTTTCTCAGGAAACTTACCCAGAAACCAAGAAGGAAGGAGATAAGAGGCAAACTCTGACTTGGTATGCCGAGGAGGCATATTGATGATTAATCTCTTGAGATCCCCATTGGCAACTCTCTCAAAAGCATCTGCCATGATCTGATGGTGCTTCCCAGAGATAAACCCGGGCCACATCTGGGTAACAAAGAAAAGATAAGAATCCCGGCATCTCTCAACCCTATCCATCTCCAACAAAGCAAATATCTTGTTTCTCTCAGCTTCAGGGACAGAATCCACTACAGCCAAATACTGGGATATCTCCGACTTCGTCAGTAACGTCATAAAGAGGCAATCTCCTTGACCGACTTATCCAACAACTTAATCCCATAGAACTTACGGGGCCTCTTCTCAAGATACCCATCCTCTTTGAGCTTCTGAACAATCCTGTGCATGTTCGCTCTGGACTTCATGTTTAAACCCTTGGCAATCACCTCATAGGACGGAGCCATCCCATGAATCTTGATATACGCCTTAATGAAATCAAAAACCAATCTCTGCCGTTCAGTCATGCCATCCTCCGTTATCACCAGTTTAAACGTATGTACGAACAATTGCAAGGCGTATCGATTGGTTATCCACAACTTGTCCACAGCGTTTAAACATGCTGACAGAAGAGACAGAAGAGGCGTGCGTTTAAACACACAAAAGTTTTTTTAAAATATATATACCCCCACTTTCCAAATCACACATTCACTTTCACAAACCCATAAACGAAGGGGTGGGGGATGAGAACGGTTGTATGTAGATGATGGGGAGGGATATATGTTGGTGTGGATCACAGCGTATACAGGTGGCGGGTGGTCATGCGTATGCAAGGGGGGTACGGGTGCGGTGGGGTCGCCGCCACGCCGTCACTGCATCGATGCCACGCCCTGTTTAAACTGCCTTGCGCTTGTCGTTGACCAGTAGCTTGAGATGCCCTGATAGTTCCTTCTTTAGCTGATCTGCTGTCACGGTCTCAGGCTTGGTCTCTGCCTTGTCGACGAACATTCCCACTGACTTGCCAAGCAGTTCAAGTGCTTTTAACTGGGAGCCCTCTTGCTTGCCCTGTTTACTTAGCGCCAATAACCTCTTCATGACATATCGTTCTGTATGCGCCCGATCCTCAGCAAGGTGTTCAATGGTCTCATCCAGCGCATCATTGACCATTGCTTGCACCCTTGGATCCTTGGACAGCTTGTAAGCACTGCTTGTGATTGACGCATCTGAACCTTGGGCATTTGGGTATGCGTCTCTATACGCTTGACGGTATGTTTTCCCTTGGATGATCCCTTGGGCGAATGCCACTTGGCTCACTGTCAGTGGTTGGATTCTTTTTCTCTCCTCAGTACCTACAGGCTTGCCGTCTTGTCTCACTCTTGGTGGATCTGCCTTGAGTGCAGACCGTTCCGCTTCGCTCAGTTCACCCAGCGCTTGATCGTCATCAATCTGATATTCCTCGTCATCCTGATTGGCATCTTCCAGAGCCGCCAAGTACTCGTCTTTTGTTGTCCTGTTCATGCGTTTAAACCCCATCAGTTGTATTGACCAGCTTCCCAGCATCACACTGTATGCAATACCAGCACTGTTCGCATTATCAGCACCCGCCAAGCCCATGTCAACCACTTATCCACAGCTTATCCTTATCCACAGTATCCACATATCCACAATCTTCACCCAGCTTTACCCACAGAATTGTCCACATATGCCACAAGTACTCATACCCACACAATCAGTATGGTCAAATCCTAAACCTATAGATCTCAAAATCAATCAATTGTCAAAGTAAACTAGAACCAGTGCCAAATAATTAGGCAAAGTATTACTGTACAAACATACATGGCTCTAGAATCGATTAAAACCCCCCTAGAATCGATTTTGACCTCGGTTGATACCTAGACACTCGTTGAGCTAGACCCCCCTTCTACCCCCCTTAAAACGCTTCTAAACGGCATCGCACTTTTCCAGCTTTTGCCCTCGATTCCCTTGGAAATCAGCCCCATATATAGAGATGCACTCCAGCTAATAACCCCATGATGCAGTAGGACATATATCGACACCCATTGTGCAAGCGATATCGATCTGTTCAAATGGCGATTCACCCATCTTGGTGAGTTTCAAAAGGACTTTCAAATGAATAGAGAAGACTGGTTGATGGATGCAGTCACTGAACTGCGCCCAATGTTCACCCAATACGGTGAGACCCTCCCCCTTGCAATCAAGGTCAGCGCTGGACTGCCCTCGAATGCCAAGCGATCTGGTGCTATCGGCGAATGCTGGGCCGACACCACTTCGAGCGATGGATCATTCAACATCTTCATCAGCCCAACCCTTGAAGACCCTGTGCAGATCTTCGAGACCCTCGTTCATGAACTCTGCCATGCCACTGCTGGGGCCATGAATCACGGTGTTAACTTCCAAAGGGTCGCAGATGCCATGCACCTTGTCCCTGTCGGGGCAGGATCTGCCCCTTACAAGGCCACAAAGGGCAGTCTTAAATTCATGGACACCTACGGTGCAATCATCGCCTCGCTGGGCGAATACCCGCACGGTGCGTTGACCATGACTACCCGCAAAAAACAGGGCACTCGAATGCTCAAGGCCATCTGCCCCAACTGCGGTTTCACGTTCCGACTTACAAGCCTTTGGGCGAACAAGGGCTTGCCCATCTGCATGGCCGCAGTCAAGACGGCGGTCGGTACGGCCAATTGCGGCACTCAATTCATTCTGGAATAAGGGGAAACACCATGAACAAGCAAGCCATTTTTGACCGCCTCTTCGCACTGCCCACGCACCCCCTGCTCAGGGCATACGCCAAGCACACAAACGACATCAGCAATGTCACCAAGGCCAAGGCCGCTGAGTGCCTGACCGACATGATCACCGCTGGGCGCATCACGTTCGATGACTGCCTCGACAAGACCGCCGCCCCATCTGCCCACGACACCGCCAAGATGGATGCCGCCGCCCAAGCCGCCTCAAGGGCCGAATCAGTCGCCCTCGATGCCATCAAGACCGCCAAGGCATCCATCAGCATCGCCCAACAAGTGCATGACCAACTCAAGACGCTGGACTCGACTTTGACCAGCGCCGATGACCGCCTTGATGCCCTTGGTGACATCGTACATACCCTCAACAAGAAACCCGCCATCGACCCTGCACTGGTCTCCTCAGCAGTCACCCAAGCTGTGGCTGATGCGTTTAAACCCTTCAAGCAAGCAGTGGATGACGCTGGTTTGCAAGGTGTTGTCGGGTCGATGGTCGCCGCCACTATCGTGGCAACCAAGACCTGCATGGATGTCTTTGGCATCGATCTGCGGGATGCCAAGGGCAACCCAGTCATGGTCGAGATCTGGGATCACCCCAACGCACCCAAGATCGATGACACGTTCATCTGGACTGACAGCATCTTGCGCCACTTGATCCAATCCCAACGCACAGGCGAAAACGTCTGGTTCGGTGGCGACAAGGGCACAGGCAAGACCATGACCGCCCAGCAGTTTGCCGCTCGCACTGGTCGCAATTTTGTTCGCATCAACTTTGAGAAGCACACTGAACCCGCCCATTACTTGGGCGACACTGGGTATGACCCAGCCAATGGCACTACGTTCCAGCCAAGGGACTTCCTGACTGCTTTCACTTGCCCCTCGACTGTGATCCTGTTGGACGAGGTGACCAATGCCGCCGCTGGCAACCTTGCCCCCTTGAACGGTTTCCTCGAGCCCCGCAGTGCAGTCTCATACGGTGGCAGTGTGTGGAGACGAGCCGCTGGGGTGCTGGTGTTCACCGCCGACAACACGCTGGGCAACGGTGACGATAGTGGCCGTTATGCCGACACCCGCCAAATGAATTCATCCCTCGTTGACCGCTTTGCTCGAATCGTTCACTTTGATTTTCTGCCCTTGGCAAAAGAGGTTGAAGCTGTGGTCAACCACACTGGGTGCAAGCCTCAGTTGGCTGAACACATTCTGCAAGCAGTCCATGTCGCTCGAGCCAAGGTCGCATCTGGTGATGTTGTCGATGCCCCATCGATTCGGTGCGTGTTGGCCTTCATCCGCTCGCTGGACATGATGACTGTTGACCAAGCTTGGGAGTCAACCATTGCCGCCAAGCAACCCGCCGAATCCCACGCCGCCATCGAGGCAATCAAGCTGGCTTGCATCGATTCCAAATTTATCGCTTCCCTTATCTGAGGTCACCATGACAACCGCAACACCCATCTCCACAATCCAAAAAATGCTTGGTCGCCGCACCGTGCGTGGCTTTCAATTCCGCAGTGCCATCGATTCATTCTTTCATCACGCCGCTGAGGCACTGGGCGTGAGACACCCCTGCTTGGTCTGGTGCGATGGCACACAAACCGCTTGCGTCAACGCCAAAGGCACGGTCAAGGTCGCCAACATCCAAGATGATGCAGTGATCACCCAAGCCACAATGATCAAATATGTCGGGTTCATCATCCATGAATTACTGCACTCCAAGTACACCGACTTCAACGTGCAATCATCCATCGCCTATGTGCAACGCCTGCACAATGCAGTCGAGGACGCATACATCGAACACGCTGGGATCGCCGCCAACTTGCTGGGCAACATCACTGGTGTACTGACAAGCTTGATCGATGACATGGTTGATCAAGCCCTCGCCGCTAAGGTCGATTGGACTAACCCCGCCCAGTACCCCTTTGCCCTCGCCGTGTACTGCCGCCGCCATGCGACTCAAAAAGTGCCTGTCGCACTGGGACTCAAGCCCATATTCGATGAAGCGTTTAAACGCACAATGGTTGCAAAGTCCAGCGCCGATACCCTCGCCATCGCTGAGTGGGTTTACAACCAACTGCCCAAGACCGCCGATGCACCCAAGCTGGACAATGACCAGCAAGATCAACCCAAAGCTGGGGATCAAGGCGACCAAGCTGGTCAACCCCAAGATGGCGATCAAGCTGGTCAGGGCGATGCCCAAGACGATGCCCCTCAGGACGGTCAGAACGGCCCTGCAAGCGCCGATCAAGGGCAAGGTGATGGTGACCCCAAGGGCGACCCTGCAAACGGCGCTGATGCCCCTGATGCTGGTTCTGCAAAGCCCATCACTTCACGCACCCAAGCAGTGAATGTCGAGCCAATTAACAAGGCCCCACAGGGCCAAGGCAATCATGGCACTTATTCCGAAAAAGCTTCTCTGTCCAAAGAGGGTTATCACGTTGGCTCAAGCCCCCGCATTACCCTTGCAAACTCTGCCCCTGCCCGACTGCGGTTCGAGGTCAAGCGCCTGTTCGACAACAGCGACACCAGCACTTACAACCCCAACCAAAAAACAGGGAAGATCAACACCCGCACTCTCAAGACAATCCCCAGCGGCAATGTCAATCTGTTTAAACGCCGTGAGGAAATCGAGGGCATCGACTCTGCCGTGGTCATCGTGCTGGATGTTTCCAACTCGATGTTTCACTATGACATCAACCAGTCACTTATCAGCCCAGCAGTGCAAGCCTGTGCCGCTCTGCTCGACACTCTGAGTGCCGCCCATGTCAACACCGCCGTTGTCACTTTTGGCGACAACGCATCGGTGGTCAAAAAGTTCGGTACGCCGTTCAAGCGCTCACTGCCCCTGCTTCAAGCTGTCAAGGGCGGTGGTGGAACGAATGACTTCTTCGCCCTGCGGTATGCCCACGATATGTTGCTGGGTCGCCATGAAGAGCGCAAGATCTGCTTTGTCATCACCGATGGCGATGGCAACCGTGCCGCAGTCAAGCAACAGGCCAACGCTGGTCGCAACCTTGGCATCACAACGATTGGCATCGGCATCTTCAACGACATCAGCGCCACATACGGTCAAGGCATCACGATCAACAGCATTGCCGACCTTGGCACTGCAACCTTCAAACAAATCAAACTAGCGGCATAAGAGGGGCAACCTTCTTATGAAAAACATGATAGTAGATCACAAAGAACACAACAACACGTTCAAAAGCATCACTGCTGGTTTTTGGATGCGGAAGCTTGGAACAGGCAACAAAGGCACGACAGTGTGGGCCAAGACCAGTCACGGTGAAGTGCTGGTCGCTGACTGCTCCAGCAAGGCAACAAGCCTGTTTGCACAGCAAGCCAACGCCAAGCTAATCGCACTCGCACCCGACATGTACATGGTGTTGGAAGACATCAGGAAACATGGTCTCGATGCGAATGCAAAGCGGGGCATCGATTACATCATCGGCAGAATGAGTCTTCCCAATGAATGAAGACGATGTTCAACGTGCAGGGGAGTTCTACCGTGCTGTTCTAGATGGGTGCGATATGACCCAGCTACCAGCAGAGGTGCTGATGTCGATTCTCCTCAAGGTCGCCGCCAATCTTGGATTGGACTCAAAGGCCGATCGAGAGGATTACCTCAAAGCTTGTGCGGTGACGTATGACTTTGAGAGGTTCACTCGTCCATCAAGTGACGAGATTCATTAATCGTTTAAACAGGAGAGACAACATGAAAATATTTTTAGGTGAGGGTGTGCCGAAAGGTGCGCTCCAAGACTCGCTGGTGACCACGCCTTGGCTTGAGTGCCTCAAGCACGGCGACTTTATTTACATCAGACATCAGTCGTGGCGTAATTTGAGCAGATGGGTCGATGTTGATCGCAAGCGCCCCTATATTGTTTCGCTTGTTCGCAAGCGCCATGTGGGGTGGGTCAACCTTTCAGCACATACAACCCTTGAACTCGCACTCGCCGCCGCACACAAAGAATCCGCCAGAGTCAGCAAGAGTTTAAACGTACAGGAGCAATTATGAAAACAATCACACTGACAAATTTAGTAGCAACATGGAGTGATGGCAAAACAGAAGATTTGGTCAAAACACTGCCCGAATATTTACGAGATGAGTTGCACATTTACTTTGCCGAACTTGAGCAATTGAGAGCAGAGTGTGACGCAGGTATGCGTGACGAGCCTTACACATTCGAGCAATTATTTAACGAACATGTGAACAAGGAATCCAAATGAAAATCAAGATCAATAACTTGAGGGGTGAACACAAGTATTTTTGCGAGGAGAAAACAGCATGATGACAATCAAACGAACCGTGATTTTAAGCTATGACCGTGACCATTGGCAGTTGTATTCCGATACCCCATTTGATGTTGTTGACGCAATCAACGAGGGTATTGGTGAGGCAATGTCGAATTCAAAAGACTGGAGCGAGGCATACCATCGCTCAATGGAAATCCTGCGGAGATGGGACAAGTATGGGGCTTGTGATTCAGAGCCAATAGGTTTTTTGGAAATCTTGCTGGATCGTTTATTTACAAACGTTTAAACGCAATGCATCCAATCAAAACCATAACTGACCATGACCCCACATTCCTCAAGACCGCATACAAGCATGACAACCTTGTCGATCTGCAAAACGATGAGCGATTCATCAAGATCAACGAGAAATTCATTCGGTATTCGGGTGGGGTATGGGAGTTATATCGGATGGGTAAAGACCGACAACGTAGGATTGTGGGGCGCTATGACAAGCTAACCCGAGCAGTCTTCCACGCTCACATGTGAGTACCAACCCAGCCTCGTGCTGGGTATTTTTTTGTCTCGTGCATTTTGTTTAAACGTGCATAAGATTTCTTATGCGCCTCGAACTCCGCCTGAAGCTCACCAGATGAGCTTGTGTGTTTAAACGCAAGACGCAGCAGGATGCAGCTCGTCGTCGTCGTCGGCTGCTGCGCTTGTTTAAACGCCTAGAACTTGTCGAGATTCTCTTCGTATGTGCCGCTGACCTTGTTGTAGAGCAGGGTCGTTTCCCCTTGCGTTCCAACCCAGCGATACCGTGACTTCCATACTGCGATTTCGACGTAGTCATCTTTTCTGTGGACGGTCACGCCGCAGTCAGTCTTGGCCCACCAAGCCATCGATCCTGAGATGGACATCCCATCGGGGCGGGGTTGTTCCACGCCAGATCGATTGATCTTTGAGGGGTGAGCAATAAACCATGTGTGTACATCGTGTGCTTTGCAGAACTTCTGCACCTTGGTCAGCATATTGCTGATCGCCTCGGTCTCTGTGCTATTGGACTTGTCCAACTCAATGTAGTTGTAGGGGTCGATGACCAAGCCTCTCACGCCCATGCGTTTAACCGCTACCCTCGCCCGATCTAGGATTGACTCAAGAGTGCTGGGTTCTTCGCCATTGGTGTCGATGAAAAGAAAATGATCGTTAACGAATTTAAACGCCCTCTCCTTGTCCGCATCAGTCATCCTGTCTTTCCCATCAAAGAATCGTTTCTTTGTGTAGATTTCCATCAGCCTGCTGATGTGGATTTCGGGCTGGTTTTCAAACGAGCATATGGCAAACTTCCAATCAGCGCCTCTTGCGAGGTTGACCATGACCTGATCAACAAAGTTGGACTTACCCGAACTTGGATATCCTGTGACCACCGTAAGCTGGGCGGGTGCAACCGTGTAAACGCTATCAACTGAGGAGTAGCCCGTGCTGAACCCTTTACCCGTACCCTTCGCAAATAAGTCGTTTAAACGATCTTGGTAGGTTGATGCATCGCTGAGTCCTGCAATTGGGTATGCAACGGCAGAGTCAAGAATCTCCTTGATCGCCTCCTCCCCAGTCCGTGTCGGGTCATCATCGAGAAAAACCTCGTTTAAATCCTTCTTATCGAACTTGGCTACCCGGCACTTCTCTTTTCCAATCCGCCGAGCCAACTCTTCGGCAAGCGCCTGTCCCGCTGTGTCTTGGTCAGTTGCTAAGATTACATAAGGTGCGGCATCAATGATGTCCCGAGCGTTCCATACATAAGCAAACTTCTTGTCTTCGGTTGCGGATACTTTGCCATCTGCCACTTTGATGGGTGCGCCGCTTGGTACTGAGACAACGTTTCCTATACCCGCTTCCATCAGCGTCAGGCAATCAATCTCACCCTCAACAATGATCAGTGGTTTGCCCTTCTCAACTTGGTCGATGCCAAAGAAATCATGCGCCCCGCCAGCTTCCTGTGTGAAATCTTTCTCTGGAAAGCTTCGGTACTTGGCTGAAACAAATGCACCGTTACGGTAATAGGGGAAGCCAATGGCATCCGACATTTTGTTTAAACGGCCAAAGTATTTGTCAGATGCAAACAGCTTCATTTTGTCTGCGGTCTGCTGAGAAATTCCTCGTCCCGCCAGCCATGTGTAGTGATGTGACTGAAGTTTGTTGTTGATGATAGTTTGTGCTGGAACGACAGACAATTTTCTCTCCTTGTGTGGTTGGACTGAGCCGCTTGTGAAGCAGTGATGGCAGTGGTAAACGACAGCCCCGTCAGGTTTACGGGTCAGTGTCATGTCTTTTGAGTTTTGTTTTCTGCGCTCTGGTGAGCATTCAGGGCAAGCTACCCTTGTTGATTCATTGAAATGGAATTGCTCCACGAAATCGGGAGTCATTTCATGCTGCCGTCTGATTTGCGTTTAAATGATCTGTTCTGCGCTGCGGTTTGAATCTTCACGCCGTCTTTGTTTGATCCACCCTTTGATAGCGCTTTGACATGGGCGACATCCTTGCCAGCAATTGGAGCGCCCTTCTTCTTCAACTTGGCTCTGGCGGCATTTCTTTCTGCCCTGTTTTTTATTTGCTCAGGTTGGCCTTGGTAGTTGTCGTATTCTTTTCTGTAATCTCTCACTTCTCTCTCCTCAGATGTACCAGTCTTATCCGTGATGGGTCAACAAGGAAGAACAACTCGCCATGCTCAACATACTTGTTGTTCTTTTCCATGCGGGGTGAATTCAAAATCACATTGGCATCACAAATGAATGCCGCAGTTCCATGCTTGTTAACAGACACAAGGTACGTTCTCATGTCATTGTTTAAAAGCTTTTCTTTTCTTTCTGGTATATGCAGAGAGTCGAATGGGAACTCATCTTTTGACCATGAGTCCCGCACCTCAACCTCTACATACCCAATCTTTTTTCCGTCCTTGTACGCAACCAGATCGACTGCGTATTTGTCTTCATGCTCAACCAAGTCAATACCATATGCGATTTTGAAATGCTCTGCAACACGGGACTTTCCAGTCCCATCGTACGCATCATGCATGTCTTGGCTGAACGGTTTTCTCACAGATCAAGCTTCCCTTGCTCGGGCGAGACTGCCGTTTCAATTGGGAAGCCCGCCTCAAGATATGTAACCAAGTCATCCTGTGTGGCAACCCGCACCGTCAACTCTTGCGAGGCAACATAACTCAATGCCTGAGCCCGATGGTTTGCCCTGACAAGCCTGACACCCCTGTTACTTGCTATCAGATAGATTCTCATTTTTACCTTTTCTTGCATTAATAAGTTCTTTTATGTGGTCAAGCGCATGGTTGTACCCAGTTTGATACATTGGCGTTGGATCTTCTGAGTCATACAAGGCTTCAATGGTCATTAGTATTAAATCCATTACATCCTTAACTCCTTGGTCATAGCTTTCAATGCAAAGCTTGGTTATCTCTTCTTTCATCGTCACCCCCTGTGTTAACGCCCCTTTGCGGGGCTTGTTGATAAATTCACCCCAAAGACCCCCCTACCCCAATGCGAACAATGGAGTAGGAGAGGAGGTTCACCCGCCTTGCGGCATCTGCATGTTAGGTTTCCCTAACCCCTGTGCTTGCAGATAAGACCAGCACCACGGACTATTCGGGAACTGCCCCCTAGACGTATGTCATACCGTGTAGCCCTTTTCTTCCACGCAGTCAGGCTGAACTCTTTCTATCGGATGGAGTCCGGCTGAAGTGAAAGGGGCAACAAAAAAGCCGTTAGAACTGACCCCGGTGAGACACAAGTATTTTTGGTACTTGACACCCCAAAGGGGTCGGGATCAGATCTAACGGCTTGCTTGCTGGATGTCTCACGTCCAACGGTTCGCACTGTATCACAGTTTCAAACTGTGTCAAGGGGTGTCATGTACATTTATTTGGATTTTTTGTACATGTGTCCGGCATCATGTCTATTTATTGCCGTTTTTTGTACATGATGGTTGCAGGGAAAGGATTCGCACCTCCGACCTTCCGGGTATGAGCCGGACGCTCTCCTACTGAGCTACCCTGCGGTAGAAGAACTGGCGCAGGGAGTTCCAGACCAACCAGATACGGATGCTTAGGAGCAAGATCCGGTTACTATGCGCCAGCGGATTCAGTATAGCCCAACTGTTCGCATGGCTGCAAGCTCATTTGATGAGCTATAGATTTAAACGCATGACATGGCCTATACTTGACCCCGACAAGCAGTTGTCACTCTCCCCTCTTAGCCCGCCTCACAGCGGGCTTCTTTTTTGGGGACACGGATGGGATCTTCTCAACAATGATCTCTGCCCTTGGCTTGTCAGGATCCAGCCCCCACAGGATGTGCTTCTCCTTCACCTGACGGTCATTCTCATAGATCAATCCCTGCATCAGATCCAAGATAAGGCTCTCGTCCAAGTCAGGGCGGCGGCTGGCGTAGAAGATAAACATCGTCACCTTCAGGTCGCCGGTCATTAATTGCGGCAGCTTCATACATTGCTGTTTAAACGCATCAGAGTAATCCAAGGCTTTCTGGGACTTGATGAGTCGTGACATGTTCCCAAACTTTACAACCCGCCTTGAATTTGCCTTACTTGCAGGTTCTCCAAAAATAATTTGTGATATCTCTTGCAATTCTTCTGCGCTATTGATATCATGCGAACTCGAACTCATAAACAACCTTTGGAGAGTGGATGAAAATCACAAACAAACACAATGTACCAGCGCCACTAGTGACGTTGGCATCTCGTGAATACTACAGCAAAGGCGCTTCACAGTACAGCGTTACAGAGATCATGTCTCCCCCGAAAATCAGACGGTTGCGAGAACAGTACAACGATTTGATTGAGCAAGATGTCTCAGATATGTTGTGGCAATTGCTTGGCTCTGCTCTGCATGTGGTCATGGAAAGGGGCGCTACGGATGGCTGGGTGATGGAGGAGCGCCTGTTCCACGAAGTGGATGGGGTAAAGATCAGCGGTCAGATTGACCTTCAAGAGGAGACCCCTGACGGGGTCATCATCTCTGATTACAAATTCACCTCTGCGTGGGCAGTCATGCAAGACAAGGAGGAGTGGGTTCAGCAACTGAACATCTACAAATGGCTGGTTGAGACTGTCAAGCGCAAGAAGGTATGCGGTCTGAGGATCTGCGCCTTGGTTAGGGACTTCAGCCGCCATGAGACCAAGGATGGCTATCCCAAAGCCCCCATTACCAATATTGATATTCCAATGTGGGACTCAGTGACTACAGAGACATACATCAGGGAGCGGCTGGAGATGCACCGCCACGCCAAGATGGCACATGATTTTGGAGAGGCTTTACAGCCCTGCTCCGATGAGGAAAGGTGGCAGTCAGAAACCACCTATGCAGTGAAGAGGGAGGGTCGCAAGACAGCGATCAGAGTGTTTAAAACCATCGAAGAAGCCACAGAGTTGGCAGAAAAGGAAAAAGGATATGTCGAAACAAGAAAAGGGGAGCCAAAGCGATGCACAGGAAACTTCTGTGGAGTCGCTCAGTGGTGTGAGCAATACCAAGGAGAAGTCAATGTCGCCGCTTGATCTATTGAAAGTCAACGTCAATGCCCACACTGAGAAGAAGAATGGGCTGACCTACCTGTCATGGGCGTGGGCATGGGCAGAAGCCTTAAAGGCTGACCCCCAAGCAACGTTCCAAGTCCACACCTTTGGTGACAAGCCATACATGGATGTAAACGGCACAGGCATGGTCTGGGTGAGCGTGGTTATGTTCGGTCAGGGTCGTACCTGTATGTTGCCAGTGATGGACTACAAGAACAAGCCAGTGCCAAACCCCGATGCGTTTCAAGTCAACACTGCCATCATGCGGTGTATGACTAAGGCATTGGCCTTGCATGGTCTCGGCCTGTACATCTACTCTGGAGACGATCTTCCGATGGAAGACACCGCAGTGGTATCCGTGGTTACTAAGTCTGCTCAGGCTGACGTAGAGATCAAGAGCGAATACTACGGCGGTCATGATAACGAAGCCGATGGGAATGCCCATTTGTTTGCAGATGGGATGGCTAAGTTCCTCTACATCTGTAAAGACAAGGACGGTTTAAACAGTTACTGGAAGGCTAATCAAGAACAACTTGATAAGCTAAAAGTAAGTCACCCTGAGTTATACGCTCAGGTTCGCAACAGCTTCGCAGAGAAGAAGAAAACATTTATTGATGAGGAAACAAAATGAGTGAATTTGAACAGCGCCCCGACTCTGGCCGATTGATGGCCGCTCAATCCAAGAAGTCTGACAAGTCTCCAGACTACTGGGGTGAGATTGCAATCAATCCCAAAGACATGGCAAATGTGACCGTGGAAAACGGTTTACACATTTTTAAACTTAGCGGATGGAAAAAGAAGTCAAAGGGTGGCAACACCTATCTTTCTCTTTCTGTTAAGCGCATGGAGGCGGAAGCATCAACGCCCCAACGCAAGCCTGAAATTTCTGACGACGACGTTCCATTTTGAGGAGAAAAAACATGTCACTAGCAAAACTGGGTAGAGAGTATTTGTCAAAGAATCCAAACGCCACGGCGGCTGATTTGGTAGAGCACTGCGGCTTTAAAAAGAGCTATGCGATTGTCTTCATGCATGAGTACAAGCGCAAGTCTGTCAAGAAGACTCGCACCGTTAAGAAAGATGTTGAGGTTGTTAAAAACCCAACGCATGGCGCAGAAGTTTTACGCAAAGAACTTGCAAAAGCTCATGACCGAATTGATGAATTAGAAATTCACCTTTCAACATTGATACACCAAGCAATTGGTTATCGAGCGGTCATTTCTTTTCTTGAAGACAAGCTGGAAGACTGATGGCTCTGCAATTTGAAGCCCGAAAGGTTGCTTTGAAGCAAGACAGAACAGGGTACATCCTTACCCTGTCTCTCCACCCTGACGAGATCCCAGAAGAACTTCTGCGTGATTTTGTTGGGGCAAGGTATGCCTGTGCCATTGTCAAAATCCAAGACGATGAATCGGCTACTCCTTACACCAACAGAGTCAAGCAAGCTGGCATGCTTTGCCGCATGGATTCTTTTCAGAACTTCCTTGGGATGCCTCACGAGGAAGCTGCCGCTTCGGAGCTGTGTAAACGCTGTGGCATTGCGTCCAGAACCGAATTGCATGGTAATGAAATAGCCAAGCAAATTTTTGACGACATAGTAAAGGAATACGAAGAACGGAGACGAGATGATGACCCCTTCTAAAACAAAGCCTTTTCTTGCGAGGTTGGACATAAAGACCCATGATGGAATCAAACGGCTTGCAAAGAAAAAGAAAGTGCCGACGGCTGGCTTTAACGATGGAATCAAGAAGTCCATTGTTGTGGTGGCTAGTAGCAAATGGGCGCAGATGAGATTCCCATCTGGAAAGTCTTTTGCAGAGCAGGTTGAGCAAGATCTTGAGAAGCAAATAATCTTTGAGGTAAACAATGATAGTTCTTAGAGGAGATCGTAATCAGTGCCAAGCGTGTAAACAATATTTCAACAGCACCTATTCTTTTGACAAGCACCGTCGTGGAGACTTCCAAGTTGATCGACGATGTTTAACGCCAAACGAAATGCTGGAAAAGAAAATGAGTTTAAACGCTAGGGGTTTTTGGATTAGCAGCGAAAGAACAGACTTTGAATAAGGGGTTTTTATGCTTGATGTGATGGCTTTGATTGCGGTGCTGTTCATTGGCCTTGGGCTTGGTGGCGTAGCCATAGCAGTGTTCTTATATGCACTTGACTGGATGCAGAACGGAGGAAAGAATGATTGACGACCCCGAAGATGAAGCGTTCAACGAGATTGAACAACGGGCCAAGCAGCGCAAGGAGGCTGTGAAGGCCAGCGTATCGCTGAACCCATACCGAGCGCAGGTCATCGAGGAGGTGGCACAGCACATCGAGAAGATGCAGGGGTTTGGTCAGGACACGCTGAACAGCTTTGCTATTTTTATCAGGGGATTGAAATGACACAAGATATTGACGATGACACCCAAGGGTATCTGTCTGACCAGCCACAGCGCACATGGGTAGGGCTGACAAACAACGAACTTCAACCAATTGCTGACGAATACCGCATTTTGTTTGGTAGTTGGGTAGAAGACTTTGCCCGAGCCATTGAAGCCAAACTCAAGGAGAAGAACACATGAGTGCCGCATATTTTGAAGACCATCCAACAGACCCTGAGAAGGTCATTTTGCGTAAGAAACCGTACCTAGATAAAGGCGCAGATTACGAACACGGATTCATTGACGGAATGCAATATCAAATGCAGTCAAGCGTGGATAAGGCGGTCAACGCTATGACACAGCCAACTTATTACATTCCAAGCAAAGATCAGCGCACATGGGTAGGGCTGACGGATGAGGAGGTAGAAAGCTACTGGGGCTGGGAAGACTTTCAGTGCGGTTGCGGGAAGGGAACTTTGCTGGAGATGGTGCGTGACATTGAAGCCAAATTAAAAGAAAGAAACACATGAGTTGGAAAGATTCAACACTCAAATACATCAAGGAACTGATGAAGCCAAAGCCCATCAGCGAGATCATTGAGAAAGAAATGCGTGAGGCTGTCATCAAGAAGCTAGAAGCGGAGAGTGCAGTGGAATACGCAAGGTCAATCGTTCAGTACAACCAACAACGCATTGAGCGACTAGAGAAGCGACTGTATGAACATCGGGGGGAAGAATGATATTTGATCGTTTACTTGTCGCCGCCGTGTGCTGTTGGCTGGGCGTGACAGGTTTGTTTCCAGCTACAGCAGAACCAGTAAAGCCTCTGACCCCAGCGCAGTTGCAAGTTAAGGCCAAACAGAAGTCAATCAGCAACGTGTGCAAGGGCAAGCGCAAGAGTCAGACCGTGAAAGATTTGTGCAGAAGATGGGAGAACCAAAATGCTTGAGAAGATCAGAACATTCTTTGGGAAGGTGCGTGGGCAACACGCAGAGAAGCGAACCATAGTGGTTGAAGGCGACCTGTGGAGATGCACAGAGTGCAAAATGCTTTTTCTAAACCGCGTAGTGGGAGAACAACACCAATGCCTAGACCAAAAAGTGAATTAACCAGAAGCGGCAGAGGCGTTGGCGTTCGCATGAGCGAGTGGGAATACCAAGAGTGGGTCAGGCTTGGGGCCACAAAATGGTTGCGCCAACAATTGATAGACAGCAAACGCAAACATATAACACGGGAGAAGCGAGATGGACAAACACTTCAACGGAACGAGGGCTGACGATCTACAGATCAGCGGCAATCACTACAAAGAGATGGCCATCCAGCCTTGGGAGTTGATGCAGGCGGTGCTGACGCACGAGGAGTTCGTTGGCTTCCTCAAGGGCAACGTCATCAAGTACGCACTGCGG